GTTTGGTATTAGTGCTCATTCCAACCATGCCCATACGCATCGTTGCTCCTCATCAGGCTGACGCCCATTGGCTTACCCGTGTAGTGCCTATTTTGTCCGTTAGACGTATACTTAATGTATACCATTCACAATCTATGAATCATGACAAGAAAACGCCAACAACAACAACAGAAGAAGAAGCGCGCCTCCCACCCCTCGAAGGTGGTATCAGCCGCATTACGAAAGATGTCACAACGTGTCGTAGGGAAGCGCGCAACTCGCCTCATCGAGGATTTCGCCGACCCCATCATTGCACCAATTGTGGCCCGCAGCAGCAAAGCCATGAAGGTTATAACTGGTACTGTGAAAATGTCCAAGTGTTCAGCCAAATTTGCACTGGCTATGACTCGACCATTTCACCCCGCTTGTCAGAATGTGTGTGTACCTAATGCATCCATTCCAACGCACAAATATGCCCTCATCCAGACCACGACTGCCTCGGTCGGTACCGGTGGGCATGGGTTTGTGTGTGTGTCTCCAACTATCTTTTCTGATAGTGCAAACACCAATGTCTGGGCTACCGGTAGCAGTTACACCTTAAACAACATCACCATATACTCTGCAAACAACACTTTGCAGACTGGTGTCGCTAGTCACCATGCTGGCAATGGTCCCTATCTCATTGCCAATTGTAATATTGATGCCGGTACCACCGAGTTCCACACCTTCGGGCGTGTCGTATCTTGTGGCCTGCGTATCACTTACACTGGCACCACTATGAATATGTCTGGTGGTTATTATGCGCTTTCCACCCCTCAGCATCTCAACTGCACTGGTTTCGGTACCAGCCAATTGATGCTCGAGCGCGGTGCCGTCTTTCGTGCTTGCACACGTGAACCATTTGAGATTTGTTGCGGTCCCACCGCCCGGGAATCAGAGCTTTCATGCTCTGCAGATCCCAGCACAGACCTTGCGTCTGTTGCTTACCCTTACTCATCTTCAAATCAGTTTTTCTCGGATACCGCTCAGACAGCACAATTTACTGGTACCGCCGCCCTTGGCTCCACCGGTTGCCCCGTTATATATTGCATGTTCACTGGTGTCGCTGGTTCCACATACCAGATTGACGTCATCACACATTGCGAGGCGTACGGTCGACTTGCTGCTGCTGCTAGCACTGAAAATGAGAGTGATATCTCTGGTGCCACTGCTGTGCTCTCTGCACTGGCTGGTATGGGTATGCGTCAACGAGCTGACCCCAGTCGTGACAATTATTCACTTCTCATGGACGGTCTTTCCGCCACTGCATCGGCCACTGTCCCCATGGTCCTACCACGGTCTGCTGAGGCTTTAGGTCGCATTCTTCTTTAGTTGTTCTTTCTCTATGATTCCCTTCATCCATCCTACACGCCGCCCCGGTCATTACCGGAATGTACTGCCATACTGCAGATTGTTCGTTAGACGTAACCTCTTGGTTACTCCTTTATTAACTAATATGCCAAAGAAAAATCATAAATTCACTCTTGCCGATAAACGTAAAGTTGCAGCAGGTCGAAATGTTGGGCAGCGCCATGATGATGGAAGTCATGTGCGTCATAAAGAAAGTGTTAATAAAGATCCGGACCGTCGCTTGAAAGACGAAAAGCCGCCACGACGTGACAAGAAGCCCCTTTATTCCTCGCGCAAGCCTGGACGTGGCGTTACTTGCCCAGCTAGTGAACAGCTTGAACTTGAGCAGTTGTACACCGCACAACATTTGTTATTCCAGGATAGCTGGTTTGTGCGTGGTATGCCACTTATTCAACATAGCTTCGAACTATCTGTTTTTGTCCTGTATTATAAAGCTTGTTACTCTCCACTTCGCCACACTCAGCTTAAGGCTTTGCAGTCTGGCAAGTTGTACATCTATAATGCCGGTCAACCGTCCGAGTTCTACTCCAGTTTGCCTGTCAATCCCCATATATTGTACCGACGTGCAATTGCTTGGGCTAACCGCTTGGATCATTTTCGTATGACCCTTGCCGTGTTCAAGACACGTATACAATCCAGTAGAACTCGTTGTGCTTTTTTGCTCACTATGCGACCCCTAGTCGTGTTGCAACACCTCACTGATACGCCTGTTGAGCAGCGTTCCACTCTTGATAATTCCTTTCCATTTGAGATATTGCCTAGTGTCCATCACTGGCTTGACCTTTTGGTGGGTACCAATATGGAACATTTGCTCCCCCATAACCGTGAGTTTCATGTCAACAACAAGCTTGTGACTCGTATTCTTGTGAGTTCACCGCGTGCCAATTGCCGCTTGCCCTCTCACGCTGTCTATGGTGCTTATGTGCATTATGGCACCGTCAAGGTGAGCTCCGCTGACTTCATTGTCAGTGATTGGCTTGAATGGATTGTTCAACGTGATCCATTCCCGCGCCGCCTGCGCATCATACATCCCAGTGATTCCATTGAGTTTTCGCATGGCTCTACTGCCTGCACCACACTCAATGGTTGTAATGGCGAGTCCACCAATTCTGATGATGTTGATCGTCAGTTCAGGTGTCACGCGCCTAACTGTGGTTTGCGCTTTGTTGGTCGTAATGAGTTGTTTGCACATATCGATGCTTCCGGACACCGTCGTGTTCGGAATGCGCCTAGGGCACCACGTGTTCGGGGACCGCCAGCCATTCCAGCTGTGGCGCCCCCACCTGTGGTTCTTCCTGCTCCCGTTGCTCCCGAGCAGATGCCAGTCGTTTTGGTTCCAAACGCTGATGTAGCCAACGCTCCACTAGATGGGAATCCCGCTCCCAACCCTATTGTTGCAGCTGCTGGCCATCCACAACATAACCCCTTACCCCAAGGTTTACTTGTGCCACCCGTTGACAATCCACTTCCACGACTTGAGCAATCGTGGCTCTACTCCATACGTCCCACCTTTATTGATGGTATATGGAGTCAGTGGATTGCTAACCCCCTGTCCGCAATGCTTATGTACATCCCTGTCGTGCGTAACTTTGTGTTAGACCCCATGGATGCTAAGATGTATCACCATGGTTTCCGTTTTAAGCGTCTTGTTGTATTACAATCGGAACAGCTTGCCACACTCACCACATATGCCCTCACCATGGGGCTAGGTGATAATGGCGGCATATGGAACACCATCACACATGGCTGCCTCAATGTGTATAAGTTTACTGATCTCAATCTGATTGACGCTGTCTTTCAGAAATGTCTCATGTATAAACTTCATGCCATCAATGCTGGCGCCAATCAACGCATCGTTAGCTTAGTAAGTTTAAACTATCCGGCCCCCATCCCTGGCCACGAACCATTGTCCGTATCTATCACGAAAGTGTTATACGAGCACCTCCCTATGTGCACAATGGTTTGTTTGTTGGGGACAATCGGGCCTCCCGTGCTGCGCTGTTGTCTGGGGAATTCGGTGTGGACCACCGAGTTCGTCATGTCAACACTGCATACCGCTCTGTCGGGGGGCCTGTCTTTCCCCACATGGGGGTCACCTTGGCCAATACTAGGGAAAACTACTCTGTCGCAGCTTATCGACATCACCATGAGAAACACGACCAAGTTGGCTTGCCAGCTTTATTCTGTAGGGCGCGCCAGCTTGACGTTCTTGGCTGCCCTAGCGGCGTATTACCAGTTGATCTGGACGATCGCCGGTGCCGACGTGTGCCCATTGGATGTTACTGCTGCCGTCGCACTGACTGCAACTACCTTCAACCATCTCAGCGAGATCGTTGGCGAGTTGCTTTTCATCGGTTGCAGTGGCACGATTATGTTGTGTCAGACGCTATGCGTCCCCATTCAGAACTGCTTGCAGCTTCTGTGGGGTTGGCTTTAGCATCCGGGTTTGACGGTGTTGTGAGCTCGCATGGCGAGCAAGTGAGGCGCAACGCAAAGATACCTCACAAAAAGCGCCACCTCCGGCTAGCGGCTTTACGCGAATTGGAGGAATATGGAATTACAGACTGCACCGAGCATAATTTCATATTAGCGGGTCGGGTTTTGGCAAAGTTCAAGAAGGATGAATTTGCCAAGCCCGGTAAGTATGGCCGTCTGACAGTGGATATGAGTACCACTGCGTCTCTTTTAGGTTATTTGATTAAACCCTACTTGGTGGCATTCGGTCAAGATTTTCGGTGCGCACACGGATATTGCTCGTCTTTGGTCAAGGCGGATCGCAGCAGTCTTCGTGTTTGTTTTCAGCGTGCTCTTGTAGAGAACGCATTTTATTTTAAAGGGGATGACAACTTTTTTCGCGTACTCACATCTGAGGGGCCATTGTACGGAAATGGCGACTTAGCGACTTGTGACATCTCCCAGGGTGCTAGTGTTATGATGTTCCTTATACACATTACACCACCCCAATATAAATGCGTTATGAAAGCATTGGTGGATCAACTCTCATCCCCAATGGAGTATGGTACACGTGGCAGTAAGCTTAGGTTTTCTCCCGTTGACTATGTAGAGTATTCTGGTAGTGTGTTGACCACACTTCTCAACAATGTCGCTAGCCTGTGTATTGGCGTTCAAATTATGGCTATTGACTATTCCAATATGACCATTGCAGATGCGAAAATAGCTATTCGCAACTGTCTTGATCATTCCGGGTGGAATGTCACTGTCGACTTTGTTGATAACTTCGAGCAACTAACCTTCTTGAAACACAACCCTGTGTACACGGAAGTTGGCGAGGTAGACGCGATTGCAAATTTAGGTATGTTGCTTCGCGCCATCGGCCAGTGTGTCGGTGATTATCCGGGTCGTGGTTCCTTTGAATTGCGTGCTTATCTCTTTAATTGTGCTCTTGTTGCCTCTATGCAACATTGCGGGGATCATGCACTCCACGATGCCTTACGTCAGCGGTTCCCTGATGTAGTTGAAATTAACCACTCTGCCCTGGACAAGTTTCGTAGTATCTCTGGCACCGACATCGGACGTGTGCCACTACATAGCTTGTGTAAGCGCTATAATATCGACGTCGCTGAGATTTTGCATCTCATCGATTTGATGCTCCAAGGAGAATGGAGTATCGATTGCGCCGCCACTCGGGCGATTATGAGTCGTGATTACAACCTTTGAACCGTAGATTGTATGGGTGCCCTAGCTACCGCACCCACATC